GGATTTGCTTGGTGTGGTATTATTCACTGCTATTGAGGCCTTGCCTTCGTCCAAGCTGTCGGCCCACCCCATACGCCATAACATTCTAAACACGTGAGTATCGACAGCTATGTGTGGTTCACCAAAAACAAATCGCATAACAATGTCTGAACTTTTACGCCCAACCCCAGGAAGAGTCATAAGTTCTTTTTGTGTTCTTGGGACAACACCATTAAATTTGTCTAAAAGTATTTTGCTAGTTGCGAGAATATTTTTACTTTTGGCATTGTATAAACCAGCTGGTTTGATTGCTTCTATGATTTCATCTTGAGATAATTTTACCATCTCTTCAGGCGTGTCAGCCATAGCAAACAGTTGATTACAGGCAACAGCGGTCCTTTTATCTTGACTTTGTGCAGACAACATTACTCCTATGAGACTTGTATATGCTTGAGAATAAATTTTAGCTTTTGGCTTCCTATTAGAATATTTAGGATAAAGAGAACTTAGCTTCTCGTATATGTATTCAATGTCATTATTGTTCTTCATCTGAGTGTAGTTCATTTAAGAGTTGTCTCAGTTTTCCACCTTCAACTGTGGCCTTAACTTTTCCTACGGTGTCACCTTTACGCGGATCTGGAACTTCATTTCTTGCATCGGATCCCGGAGCAGAAACTTTCGAAGTTTGTTTTAGAGAATCATATATTGTGCTTCTCTGTTTGTCGAATTGTTTGTATTCAGGATCATCTGCTAGGTCTCTGATCCTTAAACTGTCTACATCAAACTCTAAGTCCACCTTCTGTCCTACTCCGCTTGAACTCCTAGTCTTCATAAACTGTATCTGATATCTGCCACGTTCCTTCATTGCTCTTGATGTGAATATACCTATCACGTTATCTGCTGTTTGTATCTTAGATAATCCACCCGATATGTGAGAGTGATCAAACTCTATTTCTTCAACACTCGCTCTGTTCAACTGTGATGCAGTTGCTAGTATACATTGTTTTTCTACCACCAAGTTTCTAAGTTCCTCTGAAACGTATTTGTCTTTTATAAACAAGTCTGCCGGACTTATTCTTTTACTCTTAGGCATCATTAGATCCAAATAATCAATCAATATACAATCTATTTTCTTCTTATTTTTTAGTTCTAGTTCTTTAAGATATGTTCTTATGTCTAGCACCGTGCTTCCACTTGGCAAATATTTTATCTGCAAATTACCCGACTTCTTCGCCAACATCTTAACTTTCATTTCTACATTATCAATTTCCGGAAAGACTTTTTTTGTTGGAATGTTTGTCATCATTGCATCAAGCCTCATTGCAGTGAGCTGTTCACTTAATTCAAAAGAAATGTAACAAACGTTCAGACCAGCCTGTGCCCAATTCACTGCAAGATTCTGTAAGAACAAACTTTTACCTGCGCCTGATCCACCTGCAAAGATGTTTAGTTCTCCTCGATTAAATCCACCGAATAGTTTCTTGTCAATGTTATGCCAGCCAGTGCTGATCTGTCCGTTGTTCTCTTTGAGGGCCGTTAGTCTTCCCTTAGGGTCCTCGAAGTAGTCTGTCCCTAGATCACGTGTTAGTCCAACGTTTACTGCGTCCTTAACCATGTCCTCTACCGGAGCGTAGTCACCTTTCTCCAGCAAGTCTGCAGATTGCAATATTGCGTGTTCTAATGCCTTGTGTCTTGAAAATGTTTCAAATTCGTCAAGCAACCAGTTGAAGTGGCTTGGGTCCAAGTCCTTTGCGGATTTTAATTTTATATCATGTTTTGCGTTAACCTGTTCTACATCAGGCATAACTTTATATTCGTCCATGTAGTCTTTTACAAATTTGGCTATTGGTTGTAGTTTACGATCAAATGACTCAGGCTTGAATATGTTCTGTGCCCTTGCAAATGATTCAGCGTCTGCCAAAAGCATCTCTATGTAAAGTTTCTGTACGTCGAACGTGTATTCAGCCATTATTTGAAAAACCTTTTAAATTTATCTATTGATTTTTGTAAAGGACCATATACTTGCTCAATAAAAACTATGTGCTTCGATAATTTTTTATCTAAGTCATTTATTACTTTTTTCAGATCTTTTATCTCTTTTTTTAGATCCGCAATTTCTTTATCCATACATTTTCCTTTTCAAATCTATTTTCAGTTTACTAGACTCTGTTGTTTTTAATATTGTTTGTATAGTAAACAATCTACCGTATTTTAACACAGCATCTGCCACATCGCCAACCGTTTTATCCCATTCTGGAAATGCAACACTCCATCCAAATTCTGTTGCCTGGTTAATTAATTTTTCTCCTGGAGCATCTCTGTCTGGTATAACAATTACCTTTCTGTTAAGACTATCTATCAACTCTCTTTGTGTTTCATTTATCTCTGAGCCGAGTATGCTCACGCCAGAAACGGATATGGCATCAAATGGGCCTTCTGTAACAATAACAAACTTTCTTGTCCAATCTTGTGCGTCCATGTTGAATACATAGCCTGGTTGCACGTCTGTGTAATATTTTACTTTGTTATCACTAGTAAAAATCCTTCCTGTGTAACCTACTATGTCACCTCTCCAGTAGAATGGTATCATTAATCTTTGATTCATGTCCCACATTTTGTTTGATGAATACATGAAATCATACCAGTCCGGACCAATGCCTCGGCTCGACAAATAATTCAACAGATTGTCTATATGTGTGCGTTCACTGTTTGATAAGTTTCCTGTCGTATATTTTTCAAGCCAAACATCCAATGATAGTGTATCCTTTGGCAAACTTTTATTTTTAAATGTAATAAATTTTTTCTTTTCATATTTTACATCACTTTCTTCCTCACGCATGGCTTCTATTGCCAGCTTCCTAATTGTTTCGTCTGGTATGCCAATGTAGCCCATGAACTGCCTCATTTTATATGAAAGTTTTCTGCCGATTACATAGGAGGCCTTGTATCCACAGTTGAAGCAATGATAACTGACAGTGCCGTCAACGCTAGTCATTATACCACCACGTTTCTTTTTGTCTGCTGTTTCGCCGTTGTGTACACAGCAAGGTGCATTGAATGATATCCACCCACTGGGTGTTTTCTTTCTGCCTGTAGGCAGGCTCGTCAGAATAGTCGACTGGATCAGGTTCATAATCTATATTTTACTGTCTGTAGAGTATTTTGTCAATCACTCCAGTGTTACCAGTGCTGTTACCCCAGCTGAATCTAATGTTTTGGTAAACTCCTGTGAAATTGAATGTGGTCACTGTGGTTGAGTCACTAAATGAATTTGCAGGCTCACTTGCACCTTCCATGGTAATATCAAAGTAGTCAGTTTCCTCTGGTGATGTACTCATTGTGCCTTGTACCCTTAAAGCACCAGTGAAGTTTTTGGTATACACGGCTATTGTGTGTAGTGCCTTATTGTTGTTCAATCCTGGCTTAGCATTTATTTTTCCCGTTGTGTGTGTTAAAGGGCCGCCAGTGGCTGTAAATGATGATACGCTTGTGCTTGGAATAAATTGTGCATATGCTCCGTCGAGGACCTCCATTGTTCCTCCCGCAACGTAACTAGTATCTGCATATGTTACCAATGTACTACCATCTGATTTGATTTCTTTGATTGCATAGGTATAAAACTTCGCATCTAGTTCCAGCAAATCTCCATCTGATATTTCACAACTAGCTTGGCCTTTTGTTGAAACTGTACTACCATCATCGATAATTGTTAAATTTTTTGTGATTACGGATTGTTGCGATTCGGAGTCCACAACCTCTAATTGATAGTAGTTTCCGCTTTCAACTGTCTTTGCAGACACGTCCTGCGCCTTCTGATCCTCATTTTTAAACGTAAAGGTAAGTGGATTGGTGACCCCTCTGTGTAATGTTAACCGTCTATCGTACACTTTTGAATTCCTTCCGTGGAAACCGTTTTGGTAAGCGATTACCATTTGTGATAGTAAATACCTTGAAACTGTTTGCATAGTACATATTTAACAGTATTTATAGATATAGAATGAATGAAATTTTTAACACTCTAAGGGACAAATTCCCATTTTTAAGCCTTATCCGAAAAGGCGACTTGGAATATGTAGGCATAGTGCAAAATCAAGATACTCATGTGATCAGTTTTTATGACTATGGTAGACTGTACTCACCACAGGATAAGATGAGGTTCCTGAAGTGCGGTGAAACTTGGTGGCATGAATCCAACCGTAAATTACCAATCAACATATTTCTTAAGGGTGAGTTCAAGTATTTTAGGAGCACGTTGGTAACTTTGAACTCAAAGGATATAGATATAGTGCATGGCCCAACTGTAAGACTTTCCGATATTTCAAAGAAACGGGTGAAAAGAAGAACAATCCAATTAGTCAGAAAACCT